ATGGAAACTCGAAGAAATTACACTCGCCAGAAAAAAGCCTACGCTCCGAAAGTTTCGGAACAAGGCAAGCTACAACCTCAGGACAAAGAGCTCGAAGAAGCCGTGTTGGGAGCTCTCATGCTCGAAAAAGATGCCTATACCACCGTTTGCGACATCTTAAAGCCAGAGTGTTTCTATGAGCCGACCAACCAGCTCATTTATAGTGCAATATCCCGGTTGGGAGCACAACAACGCCCCATTGACATGCTCACCGTCACCGAGCAACTGCGACTCGACGGAAAGCTCGATGAAGTCGGCGGAGCCCTCCGTATTTCCGAACTTACCGGACGTGTAGCATCGGCGGCGCACATCGAATACCATGCCCGCATCGTAGCCCAAAAATATTTGGCTCGGGAATTAATCGAATTTTCCAGCGAAATACTCAACAAGGCCTTTGACGAGACCAACGACGTAGATGACCTTATGCAGGAAGCCGAGGGGAAACTCTTTGAAATTTCCCAACGTAACCTGAAAAAAGACGTTACTCAAATAGACCCGGTACTGAGCGAAGCTATCAGACAAATTCAAATAGCAGCCAATCGAAGTGACGGATTGAGCGGACTGCAAACCGGGTTTCACGACATCGACAAAATTACTTCCGGTTGGCAAAATTCCGACCTCATCATTATCGCCGCCCGTCCCGCTATGGGAAAAACGGCATTCGTCCTTTCTATGGCAAAGAACATGGCTGTCAGCTATAACACGCCGGTGGCTATCTTCTCGCTCGAAATGTCCAATGTCCAGCTTGTCAATCGTCTCATCATCAACACTTGCGAAATCCCCGGCGATAAAATCAAAAGCGGACAGTTGGCCCCGTTCGAATGGGAACGGCTCATGTCTCGTATCGAAATACTGAGGAACGCTCCTATATATATAGACGATACCCCCAGCCTTTCCGTTTTTGAACTTAGGACAAAAGCACGCCGATTGGTTCGCGAGCACGGAATCAAAATCATCATCATAGACTACTTGCAACTGATGAACGCTAGCGGTATGTCCTTCGGGAGCCGAGAACAAGAAGTCAGCACCATATCTCGTTCGCTCAAACAATTGGCAAAAGAGCTTCAAATACCTATCATCGCCCTGTCCCAGTTAAATCGTAGTGTGGAATCCCGGGGTAACGACAAAGACGGTAAAGAAGGGAAACGCCCGCAACTTTCCGACTTGCGTGAATCGGGAGCTATCGAGCAAGATGCCGATATGGTTTGCTTTATACACCGTCCCGAATATTATACGCGGTCCAAGGAAGATGCCAATGGAAACAGCATCGAAGGCTTGGCAGAATTTATCATAGCCAAACACCGTAGCGGTGCGACCGATACCGTGAATATGAAATTCGTCTCTTATCTGGCTCGATTCCAAAATTACGACGAAGACACCCGACTGACCGATTTCAGTGCACCGGTAACCTCGAAGTTCAATACTCCCGACACGAGCACACCATCGGCAGCGCCACTGTCTGGGAACCCCGATTTCCTGAATCCCCCCGGTTCGTCCAATAACGATATACCCTTCTAAAAAGAACTTTTATCTCCCGACCGATGTTATTCTTTCGAATAACTAATATAGTATGGAGAAAAAACGACAAAAAATCTGGACTGCGATAGGTGTAGGCATAGCTATCGCACTACTGTTATATTGGCTCACATTGGCCATTTGGATAGACGATGATACCGATACCCCTATGCCTCCTCCCGTAGAAGAAATCTCGAATTATTAAAATATACTAAAATCGCTCCGGATAAAAACTTTTTGCAATACGAGTGTGTTTTATTATCGAAACCGGGAAAGAAACGGCTCTCCTTAGGGAAAAAGAAGCGAAGCGTCGCTTCCGTCGAGCCAAAATCTCCGGTCTGGAAGAGTTAATTTATACGATAATATTCTTGTTTTTTGTGTGTTTCATTGGTATTATATTATCCTTTGTTTATTCCTGTAATAAACATTATCCTCTTTCTTGTTTTTGATATATTTCAAGTAGTAAAGCCCCGTCGTGAGACGAGGCTTTACTATTTACATTCCCCCATCAACGTATTCCGAGTCTGTTCAATGCTTGCTGGTATCGAATTGCATTTCGTTGATGCTCTGCCAAAGTCACGGCAAAATTATGATAGCCCGAAAAATCCTCTTTGGCGCACATATAAAAATACCCGTTCGGTGTATGTGTCAGCACGGCATTGATAGCCTGTTTCGAAGGAATCCGTATAGGGCCGGGAGGCAATCCCGTAACCCGATAAGTATTATATGGCGATTCTATGGTCAAATGAACATTCAATATGCGTTTCAGCGAAAAATCCCCGTGGGCAAATTTTACCGTAGGGTCTGCCTGCAAAGGCATGCCTTTACGCAATCGGTTCATATAAAGACCCGCAACCTTTCCCATTTCATCACGTTTGTTAGTCTCTTCCTCTACGATCGAAGCCAGAGTCGCTACCTCCACAGGAGTCAATCCCCACCGCTTTGCCTGTTGCTCCCGCTTTCCTTCCCAATAAATGCGATACTCCCGCTTCATCTTCTGTAAAAAAGATTCGGGAGTCACAGTCCAGTAAAACTCATAAGTATCCGGCAAAAACAAAGCCGGGAGAGTCGCTTTCGTAAAACCTAAATCCGCACAAACACTATCGTTGTACAGCAAAGCCAACAACTCCTCTTTCGAAAAAAACAACTGCCCCGATACCCTTTCGGCCAATTGTTCGAGAGTGCGTACGTTATTAAATGTAACTCGTATGGGAGATTGGCTTCCCCTCGACAATTTCAAAGCCATCTGCCGAGCTGTCATACCGGCATGAAGCCGATAAGCTCCTACACGAACATTAGAATCGAATTTATAAAACGACAGCAAACGTTTTACTCTCGGGATCGAATTCTCATCTGGAATCACCGAATGCAAAGCACTATCGAGCTGAACATCATTCCACTTCGGATAAACATAGCACACCGTTTGTTCGGTAATAACAGGATCATACAAATAACTCTTCATTACCGGAATAAACAAACATGCGAGAATCAAAATAAGCCCTCCTGTTATCCAAGCAAATATCTTTATACCTTTATTCACATTCGACATAATAATCCGATTATACACAGCGCAAAAGCACCTTGACGGGACAAAAGTAACGATTATTCCCGAAATAAAATAATGCGAAAAAGTTTGCTGTTTCAAATATTCCGCTTATCTTTGCGCTGCATTTGAAAAATGACATCAACGACAAATCGTCCTTTGGAAGGATGGGTGAGTGGCTGAAACCACCAGTTTGCTAAACTGACGTACTCGAATGGGTACCGGGGGTTCGAATCCCCCTCCTTCCGCAAATGAAAAGCGTAACATTTTGTATAATACAGTGTTACGCTTTTAACATTTTAAATATGCACAATATTTGCACAAGATATTATAATCCTATTTACTCTTTCTCTTCCAAAGTTACATCAATTCCTACGATCTCACAATATTTAAGGAAGTTTTTCAAGTTGACATTCTTCTCACTTTCAATGGCATTGACTGTTCCAAAGTTCATACCCTGTTTCCAGATATTATATTGGGTCAATCCCTTTTCTTCGCGAATCTTACGCACTTGTTTCGATAATTCTTCTATTGTCATACTCCTATTAATTCCTTCTTTATCGCCTCTAAAAATGCGATAGATGTTAATACCGTATTCCTATAATTATAATCACTACCTGCTGCAATTGCATTCTTACGACCGTCTAAAATCAGCGTATCAATGAACAACACCATTTGCCGAACCGTAATATTTCCGATGTCTGCCGAGAATGTCGATAGCGATGTATAATATTTCATAGCCTGTTTCAAAAGGCCTCGTATTTTAGTCTTATCAGGATTTTTACCTGTAATACGCTTAATGCTGATTTTTGCGGAGAGATTCGACCCCGACAATCCGGGCTCTATGCGGTAATCCTCTCCGACTTCCTCGACAATACCGTTTATATACTCAACAATGGCTATAAAGCCATTGTCTATGTCCGAGCAGTATATGAAGTCGACTTCTCCGAACTTGTGCGCCCGGTTATGGTCTACAATGAATAATGGAAATTCCCTTTTCATTCTTCGTCCTCCTCGTCGTCATCGACTTTAACAAGATGTTCAAGATCTTCGCTTATATACCCTTTATACTCCCTTATGGCTTCCAATTCCGAGTCGCTGAGGTCGTCTATATCCTCTATCTCGATAGTATAATATCTGTCATAATCACCATCGAAGTCTATCTCTCCTGTTCTTCCGTTCTCGTCGTCCTCACTAACGACAGTGCCCACTTCGTCTGCAATATAGGGCTTGCAGAACCTCCCATGCTCGTCCCTGTCTTTCGTGAACAAGCGATCTGACAACATGCTACACACATCTGAGAATGTTTCTTCTCCGACAAATTCAACATGGCCGGGGTTAAAGAATCTGCCTCCTCGGCAAACATGAAATGATAATACCATTGTTCTTTTTGTTTCCATATATAAGTAATTTTTATTTATAATCATCTGGCCCATACAGGGGTATAACAATCTTCAAGATTTATGTTATTCTCGATCGCCGCACAGGCAAGTATCCACGCTTGTTTGCTCGACACATTGGCAATTTTAAAACCATAGCATTCGCAACGGTCATCAATCGTCTTTGCCACATTGGAGGCAAACACATTCAACTTGATTATTTCGTTTAAAAACCGATAGAACGGATTGAAATGCAACTCATACGAATTGTTATTATTCCATCTTTCATAGCTAGCAATCTGTTGAAGTCTGTTGGATAATTCCTGAGCTTCTTTGTATTGTTCTGTACCTTTCTGTAACATGACTCTATTTTAATTGGTTACTGTTTGTTTTTGATTACATGGTAAAGATACTCCATTTTATTGTATATACAAAATATTGTAGTATAATTATTCCGTGATTTATCAATATTTAACAAAACACGAATGATGTGGAAAATTTTCCACAAAAATGAATGGCATAGAATTAAACACGAATGCCGGAGCTTCCCACCCCGGCATTTCCCTGTTCATCATTTGCATTTCCGAATATTCCTTTGAAATTTTCGCCTCATTCTCCTGTTCAAGAGACCGTTATCGGCAAACCGATTCAAGGTATCCTTCTCTTCCGGCGAAAGCAGGTTATAAACCTCCTTCCTCGACTTGCCGGAACAGATGGCTTGTATGATTTTAGCTATCTCCATGTATTTCCCGAATTAATTTATTTCTGCAACACTCACATAGGAACTTCTTCGCCACGGGGAACATCTTCTGCCCGATATATCCCCGAAGGTACTGTTCTTCCTCCCCGTAAGGGTCAATGCCGAACGTCCGGGATATATGCCTGCACAAATGCCCTTTTTCATGGTCCAAAGAGTTTTGGAACTGTTCGGGGCTCGTCGTCATGGCAATTACCATCACCGTCCGTCGATGCTCGAAATTGGAATAGGTAAGTCCTGTATTCAAGTTACCGGACGACAAACTTCTGAAAGCATTTTCCAGATTACTCCCCGTACAACCGATCCGTTCCAGCTCCCGGAGTATGGTGTTTGTCCAGTAGGTGGTAACGGCGTAAAAAACCCTTACGTGCCAGTCGTATTTCGCTATGTAGAAATCCTGAACAATCATGTTTTAAATCGTGTCTTTTTGTTCTTTATATCTAAATCCATATTTACCTTTCGGGTTTTTAGTTTTAGTAGCTCTTGCTATATGCGACCTTGAAACACCTGTAAAACGGCTTGCTTCTGACACAGAACCAAATTCATTTATAAAATTCCATTGATTATCATAAACCAAAACTTTCCTTGCATTGGAAGTAACAGGCAATTCTCTGATATTAACTTTATCCTTATCATATCCCCAAAAATAACCTCCAGCTGTATTTAATTTTCCATTACATACATCTATTATACTGCTATGATCTATTCCAGTTTTCCTTGACGCTTCCGCCCCAGAATAATACTTAGCGATAAAATTACCTTGCTTGTCAAATTGGTAGACAGTTTTAGGAGCTCTTTTCTTATTGTTTTTCTTTCTTGTTTCTAAGGCTTTTCTAATCGCATCCTTTGAATAAGTGTTTTGCTTACATCGAGAATACGTTATATTATTTAGAGCATTTTCTTTATATGTTACCCATCTTAAATTTTCAACACTATTATCGTTCCTTATAGTATTAATATGGTCAATGCAAGGCTTATTTTCAGGATTAGGAATAAATGCTTCTGCTACTAACCGATGCACTCTTTTCGGATATGTTTTACCATTCATATATAAGTTTACAAAAGAATATCCATGAGTACCATCAGAAACAACGGCAGACATAAGGTGAGATTTTCTTTTTTCAAAGCAATTCCCTCTTTTAACGATCCTGTCAACAGACCTTACATTCCCCATATTAGATACTTCATAAAGTCCTTCGAATCCACTAATTGGTTTCCAAATTTCTTTCATATAGCACAAATTTCAGTTTATGCAAATATATGAATTATATTAATTCAGACCAAATAATCGGAGTACCCGAACCTATACAGTCGGCATAGAAACGTGTAAAGGGCAACCCGTCGTAACCGTCAGGATCGTCGATATAGTCCTTTACAAACAGAGCCAAATGGGTATCGTCGGGAATCGATGATTTCAAATAGTCTGCCTTACCCATATTGGCGACAAATACATGGTCGTACCCTTTGGACTTTTCCAACTTCACGCCCGCCTGTGTCAAGATGACCTCCACATCTTCTTTCGAAAGGGCTTTTATCTCCTCCTTCTTTCCGGTGGCCTTGTTTTCGGCCTTCATTCTGGAAACCGCCCACTCGCACATGTTCTTGGAGAAGTGCCAGCCGTATCGGGAAAGGTACTCCGTCATGCCGGAGGGGAAAATATCATAAATGTCTAATCGTTGGTTCATAACACTGCTTTTTTATGTTTTTGAAAAGAGAGGGGATTTCTCCCCTCCCGATTAATAGAACTCGCCGTTGGCCCGTCTGCGTCTGCGTTCCCCCATTTCGTCATAGTACGAAGGAGGATAACCGGGAGCATAACGGTTGTTCATTCCACTGGAAGAACCTCCGCCATAATTCCCGCCGCCGTAACTGCCGCCATTATTGCCACGGAAGCCCATATCGCCGCCCTGCATTTCCCGCATGGCAGCTTCATAGCCTTTCTTGTAGCCGTGCTCGCAACCTTCCTTGTAGGCCATTTCGAGCTCTCTACCGCCGCGTTCATTGAATCCTTCATATCCACGGCCTTCTTCTAATATTGACCACATTCCCATATTACTTTTTGTTTTTAGTTTCAGCAACACCGAGCTGTTCCATCAGTTTTTTGTTCATGGCCATTAGGTCGGCCATGCTTCTGCTCATTTCGGACATCTGCCCTTTGAGGGTGGCAATCTCCTGCTCCTGCCTTTGCTTCTCCGCAAATTCGGGATTCAAAATTGTTAATATCTTGTCGCACCCGGCAATCACGTTCTCGTGGTAATTACGCCGGTTCAGTTCGTCCAAGCTCTTTTGCCGGATAGCCGACACTTCCGAGTTCATGGCCTCTCTGGAACAAGATATGACGATGTTGCCGTTTTGCCCGAAGTCAGCGATGTCCGCACCTGCCGGCAAGTTCTGGAACGTCGTGTTCTGCCCGTTCACGTAGACCACCACGTCCACCACCATTTCCATCTGAGGTATCTGACCGATAGGTGTCGGCATGGGGTACTTGGGCTTCGCAGCCGAAACGCTGACGACGGAGCCTATATCCACTAAGGGATTTTCGTCCTTATGAAGGATAAATAACTGGTTGTTTGCTCGAAGATTCTGAAACATAGTTTTTTTGATTTAATGGGACTGCCCGATAAAAGGCAGCCCCGTGTTAATTATTTGCTTTTGGCAGCGACGTTGGTTGCCGCCGTCGCCGTAGTAGGTCTGTACCCACCGTTGACAAGGTACACTTCGTTGGTGTACTTGTTGTAATGGATTTCATAGATCCCCGTACCGGCGATATTCTCTACCGTCACCGGCTCGTTGTTGTAAGCCAGCAGAGGTCTCGTGTCCCCATTCGTCCCGATGAGAATGGGAAGCGTTGCGGTCGTTCCGGCGGGTATCGCCTGACGGAGATTGATATAGAATCCCCCCACATAGTCCCTGTTACGGAACGCATGGTTTGGAAGTTCCAAAGTCACGTTCTCCGTGCCGACCGTCACCGCCACCGTAGGAAGAGTGTTGTAATTCACTCTGCCCAGCGTCGGGAACGGAAAGGGAAACCTTGTAAAAAAGTTAGGCCACATATATACCTCCTTTCTTACTGGAATTAACCCCAGTAGTTGTTGCAACCGCATCCGTAACCGCTACGCCCGTATGCGACATCGCCCGCATAAGCACCATAAGCGGCAGCCCGGTACAAGTCCGTGTTTACAGCCTGAATGTTCGGATATACCACGGGAACGGTATTGGGTAATTTACACTTGATGCCGTCCACATCGCTTTGGAGAGCCTGCAAACCGGCAGCGAGGGGAGCAATCTGTTGCCCTACCGCATTGAGAATGGTCGCATTCTGGTTCCGTTGGGAGATTTCAGCCGCCAAAGTAGCCTTCTCTGCCGTCAAAGCGGTGATCTTGTCCTGTAAAGCCTGAGTTTGGATAGAATCCAGCTTCGCCAAAATGGCACGAGTGTTCTCATTGCCGCTGTCCACGAGGGAGTGGGTTTGTTCCGAGGTGGCGATACGGGTTTCATATCCTTGTCTCTCGATTGCGTTTTGCGTCTTGCAGCAGCAATCTGCGATTTGAGTAGCCAGCGTACAATTACTCGATTGAATGCTGTTGATGATCTGTTGTGCGGACATGCCCACTTGGTTGCCGACACCCTGAATCAAGCCCTGAATGTTGCACAAGGCGGATTGTAACTGTTGGGTAGAGCAGTTCAAGGACGAAGCGAGTTGGTTGATGGCATTACCGTTCCCTTGAATGGCCGACATCAGGTATTCACGTCCGACATCGCCGTTCAACTCGGCAGGAAGCCCGCCCCGGTTGCCAAAACCTCCGAATCCGTTACCGCCCCAGCAGAACCACAGCAGGATAATCCAAATCCACCACATGCCTCCGCCCCAAGCGTCCTGATTGTTCCTTCCCTGATTGAGAAGGGCCAAGAGTCCGGGATCGACCCCTTTACCACCCATCAGGTTGGGCAATAAAGCCATGATGTCGAACTTGCTTCCGCCACCATTGGGCTCTTGATTGAAAACATACGTTCTTTCCATATAGATATAATTGATGGTTACGGCCAATATCGGCCGCATACAAACGTATGGCTATTGCCGTTGCTATCCTCGGATTTCGGTGGCTATCCTGTTGCTGACCCGTTGATTTGTCGTTGTCAGAATAAAACTTCCCGAACACCGCTGTTTCAGGCTGTTTTTCAATTTGTTCACTCCCTGTCTGGTCATGGAAAGATAAGCGGCGGTGTTCTCCTCGGAGAAGCCGAGCGATACCAACGCACAGATGAGCAGGCAACGTGCGTCGACCGCATTTTTGTTCGCCCCGTTAATCAATTCGCCGTAACACAGCTCACATTCCTCGCAAACGATTTGCAAGACGTGTTCAAAGATTTCATTGGTTTTCATATCTCTTGCCTTTTTAAATATTTGTTAAATTATAGATTGTTGACACAATAAAAAACATCACGTTCCTGTTTAAAGGCTGTGAAAGCCTCGTAACATTCCCCGTGATGTTGTCTCTTGTTAGTTTTGGAAGAGCAGCAAGAGATTGAGGCTTTCCTCTTTATACTCCGAAGCCCCAAAAGAGTCGTAAATCAAATTATATCAAGAAACCCAGTCCTTTCAATTTTGTTATCCATTTCATGATGTAAGGGACAAGCAGCAAGACAATGCCACCGAGAGTCCACCAGCACCATCGGGGAGTCTTGTACTTTACTACCTCGACGGGGTAGGGTACTTGTATGCTGTCCGTCTTGGATATATACAGCGTATCGATTCTGTCCTTGAACCTGTATATGTACTTGTATTGGAACTCCCGTATCGTGTCTCCCGATTTCTCGATGAAAACACTGTCCCGCATGTATATGGAATCGAGCTTCACCCGATTCAGATACACCGTGTCGCTCTTTGTCGTTTCCACCGGAACATACACATGTCTGGTACAACTCGTCGCAGCCAAGATAGCCAAAAACAACAATAGGAATACGATATGTCTCATAGGCTCAGTATTTGTTTCCGGTTCTTCGATGTCGACACATAAGACACGTGCACCCAGCTGTAATTGCTCTCGTCAATCAACTGGTCGAAGGGAAGGTTATCCCGAATCAATTCGAACAGCTTCTTATTCTCCTCTCTGCTTCCTCCCGTGATGTCAGCCGCATTACCCCTCATGTGCTGGCTGTTTTTCGCACCACCCACGGCGGCATTGAGTTTAGGACAACGATAGCCCGAATTGACGGTTATCGCCTTTCCGTACATCTCCCGCAAGGGGTCTAGAACATGGGTGACAAGGTTCGACAGCGCAACCGACACTTCGGTCGTCGGGGTATTGTCTATACCCAGTTTATCGGCCGTTGAGCTCTTTGTGAGTTCTTTCATCGTGAAGTATTTCATATCCATTCTTCATTTTTGGCGACAAAAAAAAGCGGTGACTTTTTTTTAGAATCACCGCTTGTAACGAATGTATGGGAGAGTAGCCTTAGGGTTAGGCTTATCCGTTATTGAAAATGGGACAAACATAGGCCGAAGGCATTATCAATCCTCTCTCCTCAATTCATCGAGCCATTGTACAGGGTCGACATCTTTTAGACGAGGGTAAGCCTTTTCGATTAAAGAATTTAAATAACTTTCATCGAATTTTGGAGAATAATCAGCCGGTATCGGAGGTTGAGAATCCGTATCGGACGAGTTCTGGACATAGGGGAATGAACCTTTTGTATCCATGTGAACAATGTTTATTTTTTTCGGTTCGGGAAAATACCCTTTAATACGATATTGGCTAAACCTAATACATTGATAGTCGTCGTAGCCAGTAGAGCTATCAATATTTCCGGTCCCAATGAAAATAATCCGATCCCGCAAAATACAAGAATGGCAATTACTATGAATAACCATATGGGGATAATCCACATGACCCATCTGGCCAAATGTTTACGAAATTGTGTATCTTGTGAATATCGCTCCCGTATTTGTTCGGATAAATTCTTGTCGTCTATGTCGCCCAAATTTGAGTCGGGAGAAATATGGACACCATTCTCACTACGTAAATCCAAGCCGCTAAAAGAATCTTTCTGTTTAGTCATGCTTTGGGAGAAATTAGTGTCTTAAAATACTCTTGGATATAACTATCCGGGATTCTATCCCCCCAGCTGAATGAAGGCTGCTTAACGGTCCTATCCCACGGAGAACCGGGCTTGTGAGACCATTCCGTCAGATAGGCGGCAGTTTTAGAACCATAGCTGCCAAAGACCAGTTTCATCAGAGATTCCATTTCGGAATCACGGGCTATTTTTTCAAGGTTTTCATCAGAAAGGGAAATTTCTGAAAAATCCTTTTTTATCAATTTATTTCGAGTGGTCGGGAAAACCGGACCATACGGCCAAGCCTGAGGGTGCTCGTTTGTCAAGCGTTCGTTCTTTACGTAAAGATATACTCCATAAGCTATATACAACAACTTTTGAAGCTTAGTCATGTTAATGAAAAACTTATTCTGGTTAGCAAACGCAATGATATAGTTTGCAACCGTAACGCTATCGTATTTATAGGTATCGCTTATCATCTTGTTGCAAAGTAACAAAAAATATCGTAACATGCAACCAATTCTTATACTTTTTTACGATAAATCAAACGGTGATTCCAAGAAGTCAAAGAACGCTTTCCCGTCGCCGGGTTATAAAAATTCTTTTTTTTCGTCAGGCAATCCAGACCTCGATTTGAATCACCAGCCCTCCCAGTATGGTCGCCAGCAAGTCGGCATACGACCAAGCCCCCGGCTTCCTCCACTCGTCGACAGCCTCCTTGATACAGCCCGCTATGGCAGAGAACAGCACACAATATTCCGCCGTCGCACCTATCACGATGGCGAAGAAAGAGGCGATGACACCTCCTGCGATAAAATGCAGCAGCTTGTCGTGGGGAATAGACAATAACAACCCTTTGATTCTTTCCAAAATTTTCTTCATATTATTCGTTATTTAATCGGTGATAAAAATCGAGCTTGATACGGTCATAGACAGAAAATACATTGGTTTTAGATCTTTCATCGTTCACCGTATGGGCATATATCTCGTCCTCGACGACCTTCGCTACCCAGTTTATCCATTCGGGATTGGCATAGCGAGACAGCCTCTTTCCCTGATAGGTAAAGTAATCGAAACGGCTGTTCCTGTCCTCGTACTGGGTCGTGAGCTTCTCGATAATTTTTTCATGCGTCCTATTCCTGTCGGATATATGATTTTCTGCCCTAACTTGCTCGATGATTTCCAAAACCCGTCTGGAGGAAAGGTTGAAAAATTCACTTGTCATGTTCTTTATCCGAAGTTGCGTTTCCGAGCGCAACCCTTCCGATATGTCGGACAACATGTTATTCTGGTCGTTCGTCTTTTCGATAAGCTCTTTCAGGGATTCGCCGTAATCCTCCATGCTCTTGGTGATAATCGATTTGAACCACTTGAAGCAGGCCACCATCATCATGGCCGACAACACCAAGAAGAATGCTGCGGTCATCACCAAGAACCCCTGTTCGCTTATCCCTCTGGCTACCTCCGTAGCCTCGTTTATCCCTCCCATATCAATGTTTCTGTTTTTCGATTAACAATCTGGCTTCCTCTTTGCAGGATTCCGCATAGGCGTTATAAGCCTCGAACTCCTCTGCTTTCGTATCTCTTTGCCGAAGTATCGCCAACTCCTCCGACAAGGTATATTTCCGACGGATCAATCCGTTTACCGTTTCTCCGTAGTCCATTGGTACAGTAGATGTTTCCGTGCCGTCCTCCGTCGTTTCCGGTGCTTCCTCGTACTCATAGACTATCGCACCGTTCCGGTAATACATCACGGGTATTTTTCCGGGTATCTCTTCGGGTGATGGGATAGAATCTATTCGTATGAATCCTTCTATCAGGGTTTCGCCATAATAAATATTAGTGACTCTTTCGTCGCATATTTTAACTTGTATCATATCAATTGAATTTTTTATACCTCGGATACAGAAGTTTTCCATTTTCCAAATTCGGGTTAGGTATCTGAATATACCCGAAATCTCCTTTTATCACTCTCCCGACATATTCGTCCATATTTATATCTGCATATACATAAATATTGTAGTACAAGCTGTTGAAAGTGAGTTTATATCTATAACCATAAATCGCATTGCCCATCAATGAATCGTTTGGGGAAACATTGACATAAGTATTCATGGTATATCCCGCTTCGTTTTTCTTGGCAAGAGTTCCGTTCTCTATGTTTGACATCTCTATCGTACAAATCTTTTGATGGCCGATAACATAAGCCGCACTGTTGAAATAGACGATAATGTTATATCCTGAACCTTCTATTTTCCCGACAAATGAAATATCGCCGTTGGAACTGTCGATTTTAAACAAATTACTGTACGACAGGAAATAATTGAATCCGTTGTATTCGCATTGCCCGAAATTCTGAATATCTGGAATGGAGGCTCCGGACAATTCTTTCAGATCGAATTCTTTTTCAGTGAGACCGGTTTCAAAATCTATCAGTCGTAGAACGCCATCATTTTTGTAAAAATAAACGAAGTCCTTATATTCGACGAAGTTGCAATTATAGTACGGTTCTGATAAAGTCCATATCTTAGTTCGTGTATCTAAATCCCAGCAGGTGATGGCACTACTGTTAGGTACAATGATTTTACCGTCTTTATAAACGAAGCAAGAGTTTCTAATATATTGATATGAATGTATATTTAACGGGATTTCATCATAAACGGTATCTTCTCCTGTCTGTTCATTCCAACAGGCAAGCCTGCTATCCTTGTTGCAATAAAAGAACAAACCGTTTTTAAAATAATACAGCTGGTAGGTTTTACTCGTATCTTCGAATAATTTCCCGTTTATCCCCTGCGCAGAAATAACATTGTCTTTTATTTCGATGTTTTCTCCACTAATCAATCTGTCTTGTTTCCCGGAGATTTTATTGTCTATGCTCTCCGCCGCTTGGTTCGCTTTATCGGCTGCCGCATTAGCCTTATTTGCAGCAGCCAAAGCAACAGCACCCGCATCGGTAGCCGGCTTCTGCAACTCCTTGATTTGTTCGGGTGTAAAATCCTCGTAGGTGAATGGATCTCCTTTATCTCCCTTATCCCCTTTATCTCCTTTTTCACCGGGCAAGGCAACCATTTCCTCCACCACGGTGGCATCGGGCACTATCACCTGCTCATGAACGATTATACAATCACTATCTGCCATATCACTTGATGATTATATTGGTTTTGTAAACATCGCCATAGTCCCATTTGCCGTCATCGAAATCGGCATCCTCTATCCAGTAGTGCCTCTCGACCGTGAGCAAGCCATAGCGAAAAGTCCCGGAATTGAATATGCCGTACAGCACGCCGTCACGGAACACACAGTTTTTACGTGTCTTTCCGTCGTAGCTCACTTCGCAACAACAACCCGCCTCGTCCTTGTAGATGAACTTAAACTTCTTCGTCTCGGCATCGATCGGACTCCCGTTCTTGTCCTCAAAGCCAATGGTAAACTTAATATCCTCCCACGAGTATTTCTCTTCGTACTTTTTGTCACTCATCGCTGCCATCGGATAATGCGTTGAACATTTTTTCCACCAGAGCTTTCGTTTCCTCGACCGTGGAGGTCATGGAATAGACATTCATGTTAAAACTGCCTTGCCCGACAGTGACATGGCCTTTTTCCACACCGTTTTCCACAATTCGGTAATTGACCGCTTGCAGGGTTTCCACAGTCTCTTTTCCGTTGAACGAACGGCTGATGTTTTCGCTGATTTTTACTAACTCAATCATAATGTTTTGTATTTATGGTTAACTGATAATCCCGCTGTCGGGAATGTCGAATGTCACGTTTTTGGATAGGGAGTCGAGTTGAACGCCGGCCTCGCCCGACGAGGAGACCCCATACACGGAACAGGTCAGGTAATAGGTATGGGTTCCCGGTGGAAGGTCCGGATGTGTCGTCCCCAAAGGGATATTCAAAATGAGAATCCCAGTTCCCTTGTATTCGTAATCATATATCGCGAGGAATCCGGACCCCGAAATGCGGAAGGTGTATTTCTCACCCACCGGAGGATTCCCGTTCGGAAAACTGATACGCACCTGAAAGTAGCTCGAAAGGAAAGTGAAATCCACGATTTTAATCGGGGTATATGTGCTGTTTATCTCGGCTGTCATGGCTATCGATGTGGGTATGGGGAAATAATCCGCCACGGTGATCTGTTTGTCGACTCCTGTCCAGTATTCGAACGACTTCTTATCGATAAGGAACAACGTCACCTTCAAATTCGCCCCTACCGAATCCTCCCCCGGAAATGTGTCGCTCTGGCCGACAGGAAGTATCGGCGGAGTAGTACCGTCGCTGAAAAATTTGACCTTGAAAGCGGAGTACCACACATTGCCCACCCGCAAGGTGGTTACGGTGTTTGTCGAGGTATTTGTCAGCAATCGGGCAAAACTGCTTCCATTTCCATCGGTTGCCAAAATAGCCGGATAATAATCGCCGATACTCTTGTCGGAGGCCAGCGACAGCCATGATTCGACGGGTACGCCGGTAGGATTCACAGAAGTATCATAATAATTAATATCGACAAAAAGATACGGCACGTCCGCACTGATTTCGTCGATCCGGCTTCCCGTTAAATTAGGTTCCGCATTGTGGTCGTAGCCGTCGAAATCGCTCAGGCGGCAAAAATCCGTCCCCGGGTGAGGATAGGCGACATATTCGAAAGAGGTATCATGGATAGCGACGATATTCGTGCCGTGCGGTATCGTGGCTTTCAGCCCATAGCGTATGCCCTGATTTTTGTCGGTGTCGCTCCCTTCCCACTGGTCGATGTATGTAGTGACACCGCCGGATTGCTGGGGATAGTTTTCGGAAAGCGGCGCAGTCTGCGGATAGCGCACGGGTTTATGCCGACTCCACTTGTTGATACGTCCCGGACGGCCACCCTGCAACAGGGGACGTTCGAGGGCAACAATGTCGGCCACGTCCCATACCCCGTTCTTCGGGTATATTCCCAGCAGGTTATACGGGTCGGTTATCGCTACCGGGGCTGCTATCTTGTTTTTATCGATGGCCATACGCTCACTTTCCTCCTTTCCCTTTTAATTCGGACAATTCCTTTTTCAATCGTTCTATATCTCCTATAAGGGCTTTAACCAGACGGGCGGTCTCCTGCGTCGCACCGGCGATGGTGTTGATATAGTCGGGCGACAGGTAGTTCAAAGCTCCGTAACCGTCCCCCGTCTCGTATGCCATCGATGGCAATACCTCTTTCACCTTTTGATAGATCAGCCCCGTATGGGCTTCCCCGTCCACGCCGCCCTTGTTACGCTTCCGTGCTTTTTCGGTGTATCGGAAATCGCATACCCTGCCCATCGCCAAGAGCCTGTCGGTATAACTTCGGGTGTAATCGAAATCTCGCTTCAAACGTTTGTCCGAAGTCGTTAGAGCGGTGACCGAGCCTTGTGCCGAAATATTGCCTTGCGACGATATATCCCCTCCGGCCGTGATGTTACCTTCCGATGTGATATACCCGTTCGAACGGAGATAGTTTGTGGCCAATATTCCGCCATTATAGATAGTAACCCTCTTGCTACCGGTTTCCGCCACGACTCCTGAACAGTAAATTCTTTCAACCCCATTTATATCTCCGCTCATGGAAATGCTGCCTACATCTGTCAGATTACCCGAAACGTCACCCGTACCGTCGAACGACTGTCCCCAAATCGTCCGGGAACTGGCTAATTTATCGGCTTGGCTGCAAGTGACGTTGTCGAGACGGGAGTTCGAGAAATAAGTAAAATTACCGTCCCGGAGCACGACTATCCGGTTTTCTATCTCCTCGCTCGTGTCGGCAGGTTTGTCGAGAGTGATTTCTATATCGCTCGTATATGTGTCGATATAGAGGTACTCTTTTCCGACAGTTCTGAACCGGAACTGGTTATGCCATTGCGTATTCGTTTTCACCCACACGTTCCCGCTCTTGTCTATACAGGCATGTATGTACAGGTCCCTCTGGGATTGACACTTCTGCATGGTCATCAAGTTAAGGGATATAGCCCCCTCCCCACAGGTAAGGTAAAGCCTTCCGTAAACGGCTCCTCCGGTCACATAATCCTCGACGGCCTCGATTTCGATGACCACGCCCGAGTAATTCGTATGGCTGTCCGTGACGGTAGCAATCTTGTTCCAATACCAACGACTCTCGGAATCTATATACTTATGCGATGACAGAATAATCCACCCGGCCTCTTGGTAGTGGTAAATGTCCTTGTTCGCAAAAGCATTCGTGTTGGCGGAATTTCCTGACGAGACGGCATATCCGGCATTCGTGGCATAATCGGCGTTGTTCGCATTGCCTACGGTCAGCCCCGTATATGTACCGCTCACGTTGTTTATCTCCGAGAGCGAATAAGTTGGCTTGTTCGGCTGCTGCACCCAATCGTACAGGGTTATGCCTTTGGTGACAACGATACCGAGGGCTGTCTTGCTGACGGCCGTCACCACATTGCCTGTACCTATCGTAGATGCGCCGGCGTTGGCGAGTTTCCAAATCTCGTTGATGGTGTAGGCGTTGAAGGTATCGGTAAGGGTGGCGTTGTCGAATGCGCCGCCCAGATCGTCGAACCCATACACGAGCTTGATGAGCCCTCCTTCACCACCGCCACCCCCTTCCCCACGCCATACACCAAGAGCGGATATTCCACCCTGTGAATACACATTAAATTTCGAGTATATCGTATTTTCCAACTCTGTGTCGAATTTCCACATATCGTTAATACGGGCAAATCCTTCCTGCATTTGTTTTACAGTCCGTTGATACGATTGTTGCAGGGAAGCCGTCATATCATTGATGGCAGAAATCAAGTCGATATTCTTATTGGCAGATGCAACCTCTTCTTTCAGTTCTTGCGTATTCCCTTTTATTAGGTTGTTCCCGATGGTAATAGTCTGTTCGCAAGGATAGTCGAGTTTGGTTGTAAGGCTTATAACACGAGTAACATATGAATATCCTGCGTTTATGTATTCGACTTTTCTTCCTATGGATAAATCAGGATTGTTTTCATCGAACACCACAGGATTAGATGAAAACTGGTAGTTGTTTTGGTCGGAAGAAAGCCGTTCTATTTCTTCGTTCATAGCTGTTTCCAGCCGTATGTACGCCGAATCTGTATATTCTTCCGGCATTTTGACGTTGAATAGGATAATATCGTCATTTTCCGACGGTATAAGTCCCGTAATAGCAGGGATAATATAGTTACCTTCTTCCTCTTTATATTTAATCTCGAAATCTCCTTTTTTGACTTCGAAGCTTATGCCATCATCACTCGTTATTGTTTTACTCTCATCATGGTATATAAGCTCAAATTCCATACCTTGCAAAGCCCCCGATTGGAAATGTACCGAAGGTTCCTTATTTGGTATACGCATACCATTCGGATTTTTTTCTTCGTCATAAGGGGAATTGTCGAAGTTAAATTCCGGTATTTGAAAATACCATATCGCATATTGGTCGTATATAGGGTCTCCATTTTCATCTGTGCCTATCTGTATTTTATCATTCGTTTCCGAGTCTATACGCCACATAAGGCGGAATCTGACATCTGATATGGAGAGTTCCGATGAAGGGTATATATCATCGAACAGTAGGATTTTGCTAAATATCTCTCCCTGTTGAAGGTTTGGCCTTATATCTTTATATCCGTTCGGATATTTTTTAGGGTCAAGAGTCAGCCGTTTGTTGACCAAATTGTTGACATTAGCACCTTTGTATTCCTGTACGATGTTTCGAGTTGACCCGAATGCGTAAAATCGGGTATAATACCCATCTTTTCCCTCCGTAACCGAAGGTGTATTGATGTTTTCACCAACTTCGAGAGAAACAACAGCTCCATGTTCGGATTTCGACAGATGAATAATCATGGAATCTTTCTCAACCCACCATTCTGTCTCAAACGCAGAGGCTATACTGTTCAAGGCAGACAATATGTCAATTGATTGGAAAGACAAAGAAGTGGAAGCGTTAAGAGAAGAATCGACGGCGTAAGTCCATGTATCCCCGGTTTCGTTCTCGATAGCCTTACAAATAACACTCATGAAATTGGCCGGGTTATCGGTAAGAGACCAATCCGGCTCCCGATTCGTTATCTCGTTATTCTCATCGTAAGAATACATGAAAAAAGGCACTTTACCCCATGATATAAATTTCGAATGAAATTGTGGTTTGTATTGAAATTCGACCTCGTTCTTTTGTTCTGGATTATATGGATCCAAAAGAGAATATTTCTCACCATCGAGTATGATATAAGCCCCTACCGGAATCTCTTCATTTTGGTCCGAGTTCCACGACAATTCTACATAATCGGATTTCATCAATTCCTCTACATGAACACATTCTTCTGTTATAGGAACTGATAAAATAGTCTCTCCTTGTATGTTTTTAATGTCTATCATGATGGTTTCGTATATCTTCATACGATTTCAGTCAAAGATAATAAAAGTGTATGAAAAACATGTACTTTTTTATGAATTTCTATCTGCTGGATTATATTCGACAAGTTTTAGAGAAAATCGTGCTATTCCTCTCATGAATTGCGTAAATTGATTGCATGAAATATAGATTGTTTTGTAAGTAATATTTGGTTGATACTTTGTTTTTATATTTATTATGCCTGTTGCCAATTCTTCACAAAAGTTGTTGTATCTTGAAAAGAATTCTTCTTCCGTTTTTGCCGTCAGGTTAAAAGTTAAAGTGATATTTCGTTCATCGATTTTAGGATTAGAGGACAGGACTCGTTTGCCATGTTCTAATCGAGACTTGTTTTCGATGAACTCTTTTAAAGGTGACGGTGTCATTAAGGAGGAAAGAGATGATGTATCCATACTTATACCCCAATTTGTATAGCAGTCTTTCCCATTTATGTAAAACTCTCCCGATGCCATTTTATTTAAGTATAACTGAAGTTTTGTCTTTATTGATTTCTACAGGACAATTTCGTATGTTTATAAGTCTAATAACTGCGTAATTACGGGCAACTATTATAGCTCTGGCTCCATGCATGAGTATAACTTTGTGAACTCTAGTATTATCGTCAAATACTAGTTCCGCATTGGTATTGCCTATTAAAGCAATATTGGTATCATTACTTCTTTTTACATTTTTAGTGTCGACAAACACGCAATAATTAGCAATATCATTACTCATCTCACGGAACGTTTCAATAGGAGGGAAGTTGTTCTTCTCACAAAACTCTATGCCTTGTGGTGTAAAGAACAACCATACTAGAGTTTTCCAGTCACTAACACCATAAGACTTATTACAAGCTCCTTTTTGTAAAGCAGCCATCATTATTTCTTTTACTGTATTCATATCTATAAATCTTTAGTATTCCTATTGACTTGTGCTATATCGGATTTTATATCAATTAATAATTTCGTATATTTTGCAATGTCTTCTAAGTAGCTATTCGTAATCACATGTTGATTAAGAATGTTATTTAGTATAGAATTGCTATTAGTTGATACAGATAAAAGAGAATTTAGAGAGATTACGGCTGAAATCATTTGATTTTTGATTTCTTCACCAGAAAGCTGCAACGCTGTAAACCGGCCGTTTAATTCCGTTGCTGTATCTTGTGACATGGTTTCAAAACCTTCGGCTGTCGACTTTTGTTCGGTGGTAGAACTTTCTCCCATGAGACTATCAGCCCAACCGAATTGAGCATCTATTTCTTGTTGAAGCTGTTCAGCCATGTTGTTGATGTAATCTTGTTCCCATTGAGAAAGCACGTTGTCGGCATAAAATTGTTGCAACTTAGTGCGTATTTCCTCCATCTTATTTGAGGATTTAATTGCTGCCTTAATGCTCTCTGTTACCATTTGTTGCATCATCTGCTTTACAACATCTTTTGCAGATTTAGCCCTATTCTCGCCAGAAGCCCATGCATCTGCATAAGCCTCTGCAAAGTTGTCAATAGAACTTTTTAGGTCTTCCCCAAATATGACATCGATAGCTTTTTCTTTGTTATCAGAAATGTGATTGTTTATTTCGTCAATTTGATTTTCCCATTCTTTTATTCTGTCGCTATCTGTATTCTTTTTATCTTGTTCTTCTTTAATTTGATTTTGAATAAGTACTTTTTGTTGTTCTAGCAATTTATTTTGGTCTTCAATCAAGCTGGAAGCACTCTTTCCGTAAGCAGTTTCAATGGACTTGCCTAACTTTTCATACGAACGGTCAAGTGTATCTACCTGATCTTGTAATTTCTGAATCCGTTTTTCATTTTTTGCGTCGTGGATTTTTGCGATAGAGGAAGCAAGAGAGGAGACAAGACCGATGGCAGCACCAGCAGCAGAACCTATCGGCCCAAATATAGCACCTGCCTCTGCTCCTTGCATGGCTGAATTGAGGCCGTCCATAGCCACATTGATACCTTCGGCAATGCCTGACAGTGTATCAGATCCGAAAGCCTCTCCGAGATTTGAAAATGTGTCGGAAAGGAATTGGGCTACACTTAATACCTCACTTAATCCACTTCTTATTTCTTCAAGTCCATCTTGCAATTTTTTTGTATTTGAACCGGCATCGAATACTTTTTTAAGACCATTAGCTAGTTTGTTAAATCCCGTTTCAGATTGATCTGCGGAATTACGGACATTATCTATACCTTTTCTAATTCGGTCTAATTCTTCGGGAGATTTACGCAATGTGTCGAAGGTCTCTTTTGTCATACCAAATTCAAGACCTTTGTTTTCGTCCCATTCGCCTGATTGCAAGAATTGGAATGCCCGTTCAGCTTCATTAGCAATGAGACGCATATCTGCAACTGTGTGTTGACGCATATCGTCAAACAATTTACTTATGGCAGACGTAGATTTATTCGCCTCTATATCCAAATCAGATAGTGCCCTTTTTGTTTCTTCGTCAATAGACTTCTGTTCCCATTCGTTTTTGCCTACCTTACGAGATTCGCCTTGCTCAATAATAGCATTACGTTTTTCATAATAGTTACCGTAAGCGGCAAGATAATCGTTCATTGCGTTAATTTCATCATCGAGAATTTCTTTGGTCTGTTTATTCTTATTCTTTTCATTTAACCTATTTGCGGTATCAATATCTTCCTGTTGTTCAGTTGTTAGTCCATTCTCATTAAGCTTGGAGGGTTCAATCTTAGCTACTTTGTTTAACTCGGACAGCTCTTTCTCTTTCTTTTTAATTTCTTTTTTCTGTTCTTCATAATAGTAGTTAATTTGCTTCAATTTCTTATCTTTACCTTCTTCCCAGAGGGAGATTTCTTCCTCTTGATTTTTTTTACGAAGCTCAAGAAGTTCATCAACAAGTTTCTGCTCGGCCTCTTTTTGCTCTTTTGCTTGCTTATCTTCAGCCGCTTTATCAGATTTGGTTTTAGGCAGCTTTGCACGGAGTGCGTCAATTCGTAATTGTAACGCATTGTATTCCTTGCTTCCGCTTACAGTTTCTCCTTGCTCTTTCTCTAATTTTGAGATTTGTGTTTTGACTTCATTGATTACTCTCAAATCTTTCTCACGTTCAAGTATAGTGTCTTGAAGCGACTTGATATAAGCCTCTTGTTGATCCACTGCTTCTTTCGTGCCGCTGCCGTCTGCAAGGGCCTTTTTTAATGAGGCAAGTGAGGTTTCAGCCTTCTTGATTTCTTCTTCAAGTTGGGAGATGGATTTACCTTCGGTTGTAAAAATATTTTCAGTAGGTGAATCAAATGAGGGTTCGGGAATGAAATATTTGTTTCTGTATTCTTCTAAATTTTTATTTCTTATTTCAGCTTGTCGCCTTATTTCAAATAGAAGTGTATTTGCACTTTCTCCCCATCCAGTAGATACATCATTAAAAATCCTTTGAATTTCTGTCGGTATATCTCGACCGCTATCCAGCCAGTTTAACCAATTTCGGTAGACTTTTAATCCAGATTCATCTCCATATTTTTTTGTAAATGCGTCATATACTTTTGTTAAGTTTTTTTCTCTGACGCTATTGTATATATCTTCTTCTTGTTTGGCAAAATTGGTATAATTTTGTGCGGCCATAGATTTACGTATGGCTTTTTCTAATTTTTCATATTGTCCAGCAAGAGACCCTGTTTTATCAATTTCTTCATCAATGCCAGAAAGGTACTTTGAATAGCCATTTACTATTTTTTCTTTTATAGCATACCATTCGTCAGACCATTTTTTAGCCTCCGTAAGTTGCCTATTAAGTTCCCTTAATGTGGACATTTCATTTAATGCAGCCACTTCGGTTTTACCAAATTCATCGTTCAGCCTTTCCTGTGCCTTTTCTGCTTCTGTTTGATAAGTGACTAATTTATAAACACCTAAACCTAGTGCTGCTACTGCCGCTGCTACTGCGACATATGGGTTGGCAAGTAAAGTCTTGTTCAGTGCAGCTTGCGCAACTTGCAATAATTTCGTGCGAGTAGCAGCCAAAGCTTCTGCATTTGATAATGTTATTCCTGAAGCTGTTGCAAGACTTTGATTTAATGCGGACTGAGCTAATACGGCGGAATATACTTTTTGTAAAGCTGTTATAGTAATCAATGCAGCTTTATACGCTCCGTATGTTACGACGATTTCAAGCAAGGTTTTTCCGACAGTTTCATAGTTTCCTATCAAATAAGAGACTCCGGATAATGCATCATTGATGATACCTTCATTCGCTTTGCCGATGTCGTTTAACATAATAAAGAAACTGTCTTTTATGTTAGAAATCTGTCCGGTGATGGTTTTGCTCTGCGCTTCCATCAGTCCACCGAATTTGCCTCCCTCGTTTGTCAGGCTTTCAATGACTTTCTGCACTTCTGGGAAACCTACCCGTCCTGCTTCGATCAATCCTTGTACTTCGCTTTTAGCCACACCGAGTTGTTTGGCAAGCTCGTCAATCATAGGAATACCACGGGTTGTGAATTGAATGAGGTCTCTTGTATAAAGTCGACCTTGTGTCATCGTTGTTCCATAGACATAAATCAAATCGCCCAACGGTATGCTCAGTCCGGCTGCAATGTCGCCAAGTCTGATAAGGGTCTGATTCACGTCCTCCGCAGCAAAGCCGTAAGCCAATAATTGACGAGCTCCATCGGCAACATCTCGTAGTTCGAATGGGGTTTTGACAGCTGTTTCTATGAGCTGAGCCATAAGGACGTTTGCCTTTTCACCACTTCCAAGCATAGTGGTAAAAGCGACCTCTAATTGTTGAATTTCACCTCTTGCTTGTATAATATTTTGGATAAGTTCTTTTGCTGTAAATCCAGCACCAAAAGCAGCAGCTGCTTTCGTCATTTTGTTGAACATATCTTCTATGCCCAATCCATTTTTTTCTATTTCCTTAGAAGTATTGGTTACTCCGGTTTCTACTTCTCGTAGTTTACGAAGAAAATTAGAATTGTCGCCTGTTATATCAAAATGAAGTCCGGCCATGAGTCTTTTCGATTAAAGGGGGTAGATGTAACATCACATCATTTGCAAATATACAAAAGTGTATGAAATTCATATACTTTTGATAAAATAGAATAGAATTAATAAAGTTTAACTAATGTGTGAGTATAAATATTTTAATAAATGATTATTGTATTATACTTTTGACGAAACAATCTTAACAGCATAAGATATGGATTTCAAAGATACAATTCAACAGATTGTAGAGAAAATTGCTAAACAGAAGGATAGCATAGCAACGGAAGAAGCGACAAAAAACTCTTTTGTAATGCCTGTGATAGCAGCATTGGGATATGATGTATTCAATCCCTTTGAGGTTGTACCGGAAATGGATTGTGACTTAGTTAAGAGGAAAGGCGAAAAAATAGACTATGCCATAATGAAGGACGAAAATCCTATACTACTTATAGAATGCAAGCATTGTAAACAAAACTTGAATTTACATGACACTCAGTTACAAAGATATTTTGTCGCTTCAAAGGCTAGGTTTGGGGTCTTGACGAATGGAATAGAATATCGCTTTTATACAGATTTAGAAAAGGTGAACATAATGGACGAAAAGCCGTTCCTTGTGGTGAATATGCTCGATTTATCGGACAACGATATTGAGCAACTAAAAAAGTTTCATAAGTCTTATTATAATGAGCAAGATATATTGAGCACGGCACAAGAGTTACAAATCACCATTCAGATAAAAGACCTGCTTACAAAGAACTTTCAAGATCCGGGAGAGGAGTTTACTCGTTATTTCGTAAGATGTCTGAATGACTGGAAGTCTACCGCAAAACAAATTGAGCTATACAAACCGATATTAAAGAAGTCCATTGCTTCGGTGATTAACGATATTATATCCGACCGTTTGAATGTGGCTATGAAGAATGAGAATAAGGATGAAAAACAAATGCCACAGGAGGTTGAGAATGAAAATCAACAGCCGAACGAAATGAATGAAGAAAAACTTCCTGATGGTGTAGTATTTCAAGACCGAGAAAAAGGTATAGTTACTATACAAGAGGAGATAGATGCCTATAATATCGTGCGTAGTATATTGAGGCAGTATGTAGATGTATCTCGTATTCAATATAACGACTACAAGACTTATTTTTCCGTGAACATAGATGGTAGTACATGGTGGTGGATTTGCCGCATTTATATAGGGAAACGGAGTAAAAAAATATGCTTGCCAAAGGATAACTACAAGACGAATGAATGGATTGACATCGAGACTATCGATGATATTTTTAATTATGCCGATGGTCTTAAAGAGGGTCTTGATTTGGCATTGAAAGAGGCGAATTATTGGCTTGCAAAGAAAAATGAATTAGAAAAATGACAAACGTAACTAATACAAATTTTAGAATTATGAGAAAGTTTTTGCTAATCATAGTTTGTGCTTTATCCATTACATCTTGCTCAGATAATGATCCTGAGATATTATCAGTAATGATTAATGTAAAATGTGATAATAAAATTGCATCTCCTTCTTTGGTTCGCTTATATGAATATGAAACAGCAAGAGACTTTGATGACAGCTATATGTCTACAATGGAGTACGGCGATTCTCAAGTTTTAAGAGATAAGTTGGGTAATGAGTTGACTCCCGCATATACATCTGACACGTTTTCTGGAATAAATATTTTTGAGGACATAAAAACAGGGGTATATTTGGCTGTAATACTTTATAAACCTGACGGCTTTACATGGCCGATGTTTTATTTTTATGGATATAAAGTAATTAATGTTGACGAGGATAATAACGCACTTTTACATAATATATGTTTTTCTTATAGTGAATACGACCGAGGTAAATTCATTGAGTTTTAGTCCCACTTCATTCCTTTTATTTTATCCATATTTTTAGGATCGTCCCCGTTTATAAATGTTCGGTCCGTAGATATATGATATTTTTTTATCTCATCGTCAGTAAGGTATATAGATGTTATGTAATCATTAAGTAACATATGCAGGTTGGCATAACTAATACCCCATACAACATAGTCCATAGTCCAGCCATAGCGTTCGCAGGCTATATCTATCAAAGTACCATAAATACTTTTACCTCCAAAGGTTATAGTGTTACACTTCTTTTTCTTGATTCTTGATATTTTTTCTTGTTCTTTTTTCTCAATATCAATCTTAAAGTGTTGAATAAACTGGTCAATGTTATCCTTTGATAACACTATTATGAATAGTTGAGCAAGTTCTTCATTCGATAGGTTGTCTTCAAATAGCTTTCGTCTTTCATTTATTAGGTGGCTATTGAATAATTCTTCCTTTTTATCGAATGTATGGTAAGACAATATTTTGCATATAATATCTCTTTTGGAATCGCATAATCGTAATGCTTCCATATATGGATTTAGAGAAAGGAAGTCTTTATTTATTTCTAAATTTTCGGTAAGACGTGATAAAAGGTATATTTTACCCAATGTGGCAGGGTATAAGTAGAATTGCATTTCTCCTATATGGAACTCATAAGGTCTTTCCATGATAGTATCTGCAATATCCATTTCTATTATTTTCCCTTCTTTGTCCATGCAAAATAAATTATATTGAGCGCAACTGTGGGGTCGAACCACAACTTTATACATGGAGTGTATATGTGCTACCGTTACACTAGATACGCAGAACACGTGGGTACGAAGCCCCCACGTTTGGCTCTATCTACAACCTATTGAATTATCCACCAACACTTGGATTAGGAGCTACTTCGAATTTATCACCGTCTCCAGACTCATCTTCAGGATCGCATTCAATTTTACTGATGTTTCCACCGGATTCCGTCACGATGATTTTACCCCACTGAATTTGTTTTTTATCGGCGGCTGCTTTCAAAGCATCAAAAGTGTATGCCCAAACACCACCGTCAGCAGAAGTAAAAGTGTCTTCGACGGAAACTGTCGTTTTCTCCATGCAGAAGCCTTGAACTTCTGGGTCTTCCGGTTGAACAACAACGGCATAATTGTGTGCAACAACACCATCGCTATCACTTACAGGACGCTTACGTCCTTTTGCGGCACGAATGTTCAATGCCAAAGCATAGGTATTCTTTCCATACTTTACATCCTCATTTTCGCCTCCTTCGATTTTTGCTTCTTGTTTATCTCCTTTTGTTGTTGTCAACTGTGTAGAATCTTCCACAGGGGTAGGTAATTCCTCCCATTTAGGAGCAGAAGCATCCAAATCTTTTATAAATACACGGGGCTTACCCCATCCTATTACTGCCATGATATACCTAATTTATATTAAAAATTTATTCGTTATTTATCTCTATGTACAGTTTGTTATTAATGAAATGCTCTGTATGTCCGTCTTCAAATGAAACTCCTGTTGAATCAGTTTTTTGACTGCATTGTGATGGAACCGTATGATATTCGTCTTTTCGTATAGCGAATAAAAACTTCGATAGTTCGCATAATTCACAAATTCGGATTGAATCTTTTTCCCATGTTTTGGTTTCAGAGTTCCATAAGTCTTTGACATATATATTGACATTCACATAGGCTCGTTGTATTTGCCCGCAACCTTCATTTGCAAGAACAGATATGACTATATCTTCTTTATTAGATTTGTTGGGCCTTCCTCTGTCACTCAATTTACCGGAGACATTACGTTCGAGTTCTGTACCTTTAACTTTGTGATAAACGAACTTAGCTATTTCAATATCGGATTTCATTATTTCGCAATCTGTCTTTTAAGTTTTTCAAGCATCAATGGAACTTGTTCTCTTGCCCAAAGTTCGGTTGATGCAAGTACGTCTTTATTATCCATCGCTTCTACAAATTCAGCATAGTTCATTCCGGCGACTACGATAAGTACATAGTTATTAGAATATCTTTTAGCAAGTTCTTTCGCTAAGTCTTTACCTGTTTTTACACCTTCTGAACCTTGCTTCACTTGGTTGAAAGTTGAGTATTGAATAATGTTCTTATTATGAGCAATCACATATCCAACCGAACTACGCAAGTTGCCTGTTTGGTCGTACCAACTTTTATCACCTGCTCTATCACGAATTTTTGTAACGCATTGTTCGCCAAGTTTGGATAAAGCACGAATAGTAAGACGCTCGACACGCTCTGTTTCTCTCATGAGCATGTCATGCACTTCGCTTAGCTTGGTGGTCATTCTTATACCCATAGTTTACATTGTTTCTGGTAGCGATGGAAACCTTTCACACTAAACTTCCTTTCAATTCCTTCAAGCAGATGTATCTTAATCCTGTCACCGATCATGAATGTTCGACAATTTGCACGTAGATAAACTGTATATGAATAGCTTCTTACAATACCATCGTCAAACTCTTTTTCAGAGGCTTTACCAGCAGGAACTGCGTCGCATTCAATACAGCCTTCCCAGTTAGTTTCTCCTTCATGATAATCACCATTGCTATCCTCGTAACCATCTTTTGATACGAGGTACTGCAATCTGTGTGGATATAGTCTTATTACTGACATATTACAAAAGGCAGTCACCTATATATACCATTGGCTTTGCCTCCAACTCTACCGAAGGTTCACCAATGGCATTATAGATTGAGTTAACACGTAACAGAATACGTTCTTTGTCTTTATCTGATAAAGAACCGAAAGACTTGTCTGCTTCAGAAAAATTGATAGCCTGAACTAAAGACCAAAGACAGTCAGCCAAAGCTCCCATATACTCCTTTGAGTTCATTGTATCTGAATCGCAATCACCAACTGGATTGAGTTTGCGTTTTATCATCACATTCTCTACAAAACCTTCTGGGATAGGGTAATGTATTTCGTCTATAAGAGCTTGCTGAATTGTCTTCATGGCTTAACTATCTCCATTTGTTGTTTTATATGATTCAACAGCTTTTTTGAGCTTAGCTTCATCGGCATCATTCAATTTGTTTACAGCAGCAATTAACTTATCGTCTGAAATAGTCGTCGATAAGTTTTTACCGGTTATTTTATTGAACTCTGCGACGAAGTTTGCTTTTATGTAAGCTTGTCCCCAAATGGTGATGTTCTTATCGGTAGAATCTTTTCCCTCTTCGGTAGTGTCAATCGTTTGAGCCTCTGAGATGTCAAGAGAGTAGATTTGGTCTACGTTTTCAATAACAGGGAGAACTAATGCTTGACCACTTGTAAATTCCTGCAAAGGATCATTTTTAGAATACTTGCTGATAAGTTTGTATTCATCTACCGTGGAATAAATTACTCCTGCTACGGGATTAGTAACTTCTGCAAGTGTGCCCCAAACCAATGCGCCAACTTCTTGTGTAGTAAGGAATATTAGTTTGTTCGCATTCCACGGTTTGTACGGAATGCGTTTACCATTTTTCTCAGAAATGACTGTACGGTCAATCTTTAAGAATGTAATTCCGTTGTTGTCATCGGCAAATGCTTCGTCAAACAATGTAGCAGTAGGAACAGGTAACTTAGTGTTGCTGTCGAATGTCTGACCTCGATAGTTGGCAACCAATTCTTTTGCCCATTGTTCTTGTCTCATTTTATTGTAAGTCGATAACGAGATTGCTATCGTTGTAATTGAGTTACCATCTGCGTCAGCTTTTGCAATAACACGCTTTATGTCATCAGAAGAAATAGTTCCAGCTGTTTCTACACCAAAGCTATTTTGCGGTAAATAGTTGAAATTTATGCGCAATCCAGTTCCTGTATTGTTTTCATCTTCAACGATTACAACTCCATCAGATAAAGCAGTTAAAAAGTTTGCTTCGTTCTTTTCATCAATACCAACAGAGCAAGCTACCGCATCGTTGGTTAGCTTGTTAGCTATATTAGTGAACGCAGCTCCTTGAGCTTTCATGATGTTGATTGTGTTGATCTGAGTCTCACGAAGAATTTTTTTCATTCCGACCTTTGGCAATGTACCATTTGCGTGAGCAATGGAGTCTCTCTTCTTGGGAGGGAGAGGTGAGTCCATTGCTACCATGTCGGCCGCAACATAAGTTGTGTTAACTGATGCACTTTCCCACTTTTGGTCTGCGGAATATTCTTTGCGAAGCATTGTCTTGTGAAGATATGTAAGCTGATTGCCTCGCTTACCATTGATTCTCTCGATGATGGTTTGAAGTTTCGGGAAAATCTTTCTGATGTATTCAATAAATAGTGATTCTTTCATTTTTTACCTCCTTTCTACATTAATCGTGTAAGAATACAAGAGTTGGCAATGCCGTTTTCATAGCCGCTTTTATGTCGTCTATGGGGTATGGACTCGCCAAATCATTGACTTCGCCACTATACATAATACCAACCAATGGTTCACTAGTTGGTTTTGTACATACAACTACTCCTACATATTCATGAGAACTGGGAAGTGAGTCGTATCCATCGCCAGATGATTTTACGGGCATAGGTTTGTACGTGTCTGTTGACGGATCACGAATAACAACGTGCCCGGCTTTAATAACCGGAAGGTTATAATTTGATACGTCAAGAGTACGACCTCCGATAATGCCAGCTACATAATGCCGGATTACGACAGAATCCATTCCGGCATTGAGAACTTCCATTTCGCTTGATAAATTTGCTGTTGCACCCATTGTTACAATTTCTTTTTTGACTTAGAAAGTGTTGACTAAATCTTCAACTTCTTTGTCGGTTAATACTTCGTCTTGTTTACCCGAACCTTTACTTCCGGCAGCAGGAGGGGTTGCCAATGTTGCCAAACCTGCATCTGCACGCTCTTGATTGTAATTCTTCAGGTCTTCCTCAACATCTGAATAGAACTCCTCGAAATCGTCGTCACTTTCAAAGTTCATCTTAGAGAAGCTTTTCAAGGTACGTGAACCGAATGTTCCAGTGTCTTTCAGCAGGGCTTCAAGTTTGGCTTTACGCAAGTTAGAAACTTTTTCACCTTCCAATGCGGCAAAACGGGCTTCCTGTTGCTCTCTGAAAGACTTAAACCATGCGGGTTCTTCGTCTTGTTCATTTCCTTTGTTGTTGGGATTTTTCTTGTTTGAACCAGCTAGACGAGAGCCGCCTTTTGACGTGTCATCGTCAACGTCGTCATCATCATCTTCTTCTGATTCGGGGTGTTTTTTCTTCCATTCGTCAAGCAAACGGTTGGCTTGCGACTGGCCGAAAGTGAGGTAAGGGAGAACCGCTTCTATCTGCTCGTCGATTTCTGCGTTTACATCCTCTTCTGAGGCATCTTCTGCGGATTTCAGGTTATCGGCAATCTTGGCGGCGATACCCTTCAATTCCTTTGCGTTGAACCCTAACGCCTTCGCTTTAAGTTTCAACCTTACGAAAACTTGCTGTTGTCTGTTCATTTCATTTAGGTTTAAACAAAAAAATAGTCTGCGTAGCAATGTAGCCAGCAGACTATTCGCATCTTCTTTCAGATGTGCCTCCGCCTAAACGGACAAACAGGTGTTTACGACAAGTCGGGTGGCGTACATCTTCATACGCTTTTTGCAAATATACAGTAAAGTATATGAATTTCATACACTTTTCAATAAAATATTAATCGAGTTTTATTTTTTTTAAGAAAAGAGGATAATAAAATAAGACAAAGTAATACAAAAACAAGATAGTTGGGAATGAGTGATTTATCATCAAGTAACCAAAGGCGAATGGAAGTGAATTTGCGTTATTATCCAGTTATTCTATTGAGAATGGCAAAGATTGCTTCGTCAGTGAATCTGAAAATTGCGTGTGAGGTTGCAGATTAGATACTATATAAGGCATTCATCACTCATTGAAAGATAATCATTTTCAGTTAGAATAATACTGTCTAATAATTTTATATCGAACAATTTCAATATATTTTTAAGGGAGTTAGTCATTTTTATATCCTCATTACTAGGGTTTTTGTTACCGCTTGGGTGATTATGAACGAATATGACACCAGCAGAGAGAGTCTCAATAGCATATTTGGCAATCAATCTTTTGTCAACTGGTGTTCCGCATATTCCTCCTTGAGAGATTTTAGCATACCCGGTTATATTGCAGGCTTTGTTCATCAATATAATGAATGCACTTTCGTAAATAAGAATATCTTCATGATAGAACTTTCTTGCGAAATTAGCAGAGTCTATAGAAGAATAAACTTTGACAACTTCAAAATCTTGTTTTTTTGCTGTTATGCTGTATTCTACTGCTTTCTTTTTCATTGCTCTTATGTATTTAGTTATGCTATTTCGAATTTGTAGTTAGGATTGTTTGCTTTCATCGATTTTATGTTTAAAGATGAGTATATAAGCCTGTCACTTGTGTGAACACTTCTTGCAACTGTTCAGCATAAATATCACTCGAAAAGAAGACCTCTTTGGCCTCGGAAAAAGAAAAAGTCTTTTTGTTTAATTTTGGGGATTTGATGAATCTCATAGAATAAGTATCCTTACCTTCTTCATAAGTAATAATTAATTTATCTGCGCCAGATTTATTTTTGCTCAATTTAATAACCTGCTGCAGGTCACCAGATTCATTCTCCATGTAACCGGTAAATTTTGATCCTGTCATAACTACAAATTTATGTCTGCCAAGTTGTTCGTATAAGGCTAACATTATTTCTTTTATTTGTTCTTCTGAATGTTTCATTGCTTTTATAATTAGAGATTATCGCTCGGTAACTTAACACCTGCATTCCTTAATGCGATTGTCATTTCTCCGATGAAACCGTTTAGCTCATTGAAGCTGTAGGTTCTTTGAGGAATGCTCATTGCTACTTGGCATTGAATGCTGTCTAATCCGAAATTAACGGCTGCATTTACTATGTTTTTAATGAATACTTTTTTCTGATTTTCTTTATTCGTCTTCATCGTTCTTGTCTTTTAATTGTTAGTAATGTTGTTTGTTTTAGTATTGTAAGGGTACTAAATTAAATCTCAAAAATACCTTTGAATGCATTTCTTGCATTCTTTCTTGTAGTCCTATCCTTAGAAGATATGAATCCAGACACGTATTTGTTAATCATCAAATCAAACGTAAAGAAGCGATTAGTTTTGCAAGGATTCTCGCTGCCATAATAAATTACGAAGTTAGAGCAATACTTCGGCATATAGCCATCGTTGCTAAAATCTCCGAATATCGGTTTGATAGTTACTTTAAGTCTACCTACTTCACCATCGACCCAGTGGTCTTGCTGATTGTAGATGTCCACCAACTCATTAACCTCATTCTTAAATTCTTCAAATGTTTTCAT